CGATCAGCAGCAGCGAAGAGAGTGTAGGCTCTGCTTCTCCGCGCTCATATCTTCGTATAGCATCCGGAGGCAGTCCACACAGCTCGCTTGTCACCTTGCGGCTGCGTACCGGTTTCTTACTCTCTCGCAGCTGCTGGAGTCTCACCGCAAACTCTTCCATCTGCATCACGCTCCATCTTAGGTGGGCACTTGCCTTCATACATAAGCTGACTAATAAACGACCAATTGCATTCTGCATGCTTGTAATGCGGAATACCGCTTTCAGCGTCCACGCTGTGAATGTCCTCTACGAACGCCAGCGTGTGCCGCAGCATCGCGTCTATATACCGGATCAGCTCAACCTTCTTCCAGTTGTTCTCGTCTCCGTACTTCTCTGTTCCGTACATGCGCACCTCTGCGCAGTCTCGCACGATCTGCATAGGAACCATGTGGATCTGCAGCTTTCCGGCATCCGCCTTTGCCTCTTGTGCTTCGTAGTGATACGCGTTAAACATAGGACACGTCTGTTCCTCAGTCTTTAGGCACTTAGGAGACGCGCCATACTCGTTATACTGGCAGATCTGATTGCATGTCATTTCTTCTCGCACCTCCCACAGGGATACATCTCATGGCATGTGTCGCCGTGATACTTGCACATAGGAACCAGGAAGCCCTCAAACTCAGGACACGCTTCTTCAACCAGGTCGCACATCTCACGCACAACGCCTCTGGTCTCAACGCTTGCCTGGGCACACAGTCTCTTGTTGGCGATCGCCATAAGCTCTTCACCGTTCATGTCCCAAATCATATTGACCGGTGAATCCTGCGGCGCTTTGTTCCGGTCGTAGTCGTCCTGCCGGTCGTTTCGCTGTGACTTCACAAAAGGCTGCGCATGGATATGCCGGCACAGATGCACACTCACCCATGAGGGTAAATCCTCGATCAAGAACGAGAAGCGAAGTCTCCGGATCGGGCTGTGTCTCGCTTCCAGGATCGATCTCTTCCACGCCAGATCAGGCGGATTCTTCACCTTCAGGCCTGCCGTTACCAGGGCTCTCTGCTTCACGGCCAGCCAGTCCTGCTCTGTAGGGTATTCGATCATCGTGATTTTCATCGTCATTTACCTCCGACTTGTTGTGATCGTGTCTCCGCGCCTGCGAAGCGCCTTTACCATTCCGTCATGATGCACTGCGTTTGCCACAGCAATCTCTTTCTCTCTCTTGTAGCAATCGTCTAGCACCTCAGTCCGCTTCGCCTTCCACGCCTTGTACTTTTCACAGGAGCCGGCGCAGGCAGGATATCTGTCAGGACAGTCCTTACAAGGAGCCTTTCCTGCCACCTTGTCTGCTGCAGCTCCAAAATACGCGTTTCTCGGCAAAGGAGTTATTCTATTGCTCATTTGCCCCTCCTTCCGTATCGCACTTCTTTGAGATAGGGATAGCGCTCTGCGTGCGGAATCGCTGTAGCCTTGCCCTTGCAGATCTGTACAAAGGCTCTCTGCATGTGCTCTTGTTTCACATCACACAGAGGATCTCGCGGATCAATGGCCGGAGCGTATTCTCTTCTGCGCTCATCCCAATTGTTCGTCAGGCGCATGATTCTGTCGTATCCCCATCCCAGCTCCTCACGCAGCGTGATCTGGAGTGTGTCGATCATAAACTGCCTGGTAGTAAGCTGGATCTTGATAGACAAGTCTTCTTTGTCTGCAGCTTGCCTCATGAGGAATCCAGACTGCTTACTCATGCTTCCCCCTCCGTTTCTTCTGTGACAGGCATACACCGTCTACCTGTACTCGCCTCTTGCCGGTGTCTAGCAGGTGGTTGCAGAAGCACAACCCATTCTCGCTTCTGGTTTGGCCGCGCCAGTAGATGCACTTCTTGCACTGCTTCACATCTGCCAGATAGTCCTCTTTCACTCTAGGACGATTAGGAGGCAGTTTTAATTTCTGTCTCCAGTGGGCAACAGTTCTCTCGTCCACACAGAAAACAGCGGCTATCTGTTTATCTGTCTTGCCCTCATCGTATAATCGTATCGCCGCATCAGGATCAAGCCTTGAAAATATCGGCGCACAAAAATAAGCCATTGTTCTTCTCCTTTTTCATATCCCTGCGTCTCCATACCAGTCGATCTCCGCATCAGTTCCCTCGACAAGCTCTTCGACCGTTGTTCCCAGGTAATAAGCGCAGGCCATATAATAAGCTCTATGGTGTTTATGCTTGTGGGTATAAAAGAATCGTTGTGGGTTGATTTCCGTTTCTACACAAAACTGTGTAAGGGTGACACCGCGCTCTTTCAGTCGCTGCTTCATCCTGTCTTTAAACGGGATCACGCGTCCTCCTTGTTGCACCCATCAACACAGCCACAACACGGCTGCTCTGTTGGCAGCTCATCCCAATAGGCGCAGAACTCGCAGAATTCACAAAGATCAGGTTTCATGTGGCCTCCTTCTGCGCACTAGGCAGCGGCATCCAATGCGTTACAGACTCGTCATCGAACTTGTTTGCTTTCAGCAAAAACAACTCCGTCCAAACATATTTGCCGTCAGAAACAATAAACGTATATCCTCTGTCCGTTGCAAATTCCTCCAATGGTTCGTTATCGTTAATAACAGGCAGAGCATCCTCCACGCTGATCCACTGCGGCTGCTCCCTCAGAGCGGCGATTGCCATGCCCAGAGCAACTTCTACATCGTCCAGTCCGGCATCAAACACAACAGCGCAGGTATCTCCGTCAACTTCTCCCGTAGAACACGGATATTCTTCGAGAATTTTGATAGCTTCTTCCCTCGTCACTTGCCGTCACCTCCGAGCGTAGCAAACTCAAATTCTTTTTTCTCTAAACGCTTTTGAATTAATAGATAAATCTCTTCTATCATCTCCAGATCAACAGGCAATTCATTGCCATGAATACTGGTCCCATGAAACAGAATAATGTGTGCCTCTTCCGGCTCATCAATTCCGTTTATAAAATTGTTAAATCTTAAAAAGCTATGGAATTTATCCATACTTCGTTTTGCCTTTTCTCGACCACCGTTTTTCTCAAAAGAAATGGTATCATTTAAAATTCGAAGCGTTGTATTTAGTTTTCTGATTTCTTCATCCAATTCTTTTGCCCTTCGAAGTTCTTCCCTCGTCACTTGCCGTCACCTCTGATCTTCACAAAATAGAATAGGGTTGCTCATACGTGTACAGCTTGGGTTGTCGCAATCTTCACACGGAGCGTATACTCTGAACTTTAAGTGAAAGTTCCACGCTCGTCTTACTCGTCTGTAACTGCAACCCTTGTAACCACTAAAGCGCATCATAGCTTTAATTTCTCTATGACGTTGCTTCTGGTATCGGTTCACTTGCCGTCACCTGCCCTTCTGTACTCCGTCAGTTCTCGTCCGCACTCCGGGCAGAACTTAGGCTCATAGCTTCCAATAATACCCCATCTTTCTCCAAGCCATGCCTCCACCACCAACATAACCGGCTTTCTTGCTCCAGAGCGCATCATCAGTCTGAAATTAGATGCACAGTCACCGACTCCTTGATAAGAGAGGTCGGTGTCATCCGTCAAATCAGGGTCAACTCTTGCGTTGGTACACATATAACACGGTTTCAATTCAGCCATTGCCGTCAGCCTCCTTTACATAGACATCGCTATCAAGGCAATGACCATCTGAATTGGCACTAGCCAGAATTTGTTGCGATACACAACGTGGTACACGCAAAAAATCTGAATGAAACACAGGGCCAATTTAAACAGAAACTTAAAATCCATCATCCCTCATCGTCCTACCTTTAAAAAGATTTCATTCATCCGTTCAAGCTGTTGACGAATTTTGCGTAACTCTTCTTTGCCGCTCATATCCTTAAACACTAGAAAGATGACCAAAATCGTGTTCATGGTACTAAGCATGGTCACAACGCCATCCATCAGCCATCACCCTTCCTCTCGCCGTAGGAGCAGAAATCCGTCTGTTTTGCAATGTTATCCAGTCCGTCAGGATTTTCGCACCATCCATCTTCGTCAATGGCTTCTGTTGCCCAATGCTTGCAATCCTTACACCGCACCACAGGAACAGCATCAATGGTCGGCGCAAAGTCCACTTCTTGTTGCGCAATTATTATGCCAGTCAGCCAGTCTTCACCCTCGTGCTGATAATCAGGTTCGCTTGCGATTTCTTCGAGTTTATTGGAAATCGCATCCAAATCACCAAGCCGCATATCATTCACCGTCCCCTTTTGACGATGTTGCCATGCCTATCGCAGTCATGCCACGTCTCACCATCGAAGCACCGCCAACCGTTGCCACAAGCCACGGGATACGCCTTGCCAATGATCACAGGTTCAAGTCTCTTCCACATATCATTCACCGTCCATTCTTTTGACAGGAGCATTTTCAAGGGCAATCAAAATCTCTTTGATTACATCCTCCTTGCTCCATGTCAGCATGGAGCCATAATGTTTCACCACATAAACGGCAAAACTTTTGTCGATGTATTCAATTGTTCTAGGCATATCATTCACCGTCCATTCTTGCTCCGCAGTTGGGGCAGTAATGTTGACAAACAAGACCAATGTTTAAGCTCTCTACTTCAAAGTTACAGACCGAACACCTTACTCCGTATTCGTCCCAGCCAATATCTGCTTCGTGGTACGGAACCCACCGCCCATGCACCACAGGGGCCACGTCTGCGGCAGGCTGATTGCAGATAAGAAACTCAACCCCATAAGGGTATTGATACTGTCGAACCGCTTCTATCAACGCTTCTCTCTCGATATACTCAGCCATGAAACAGCCACCTCCAGCTATAACCCAAGAGACCTCCAAGAATCAGGCCGATCACATAGTAAATACACTCGTTAGTCATCCATTGCCCTCCAAAAGCTCTACTTTCTCCGCCGGTACACGAAAACTACTGTTGCCCTGCAGTAACACGACAGATGTCCGGCGTTTTCTGTCGTTGTCAAACCACAGAACGTATTCAAGGATGCGGTCGAACTGCCGGCCATCGTATTGCACCGGCAGCCGCCGCTTCATAGCATCGACAATCTGGTCACTGTTCACGGCCAGCCTCCCATTCGCGGTAGATCTGGAACCAGTCCTCAGCTCGCATCATTACCAGCCAGCCGTGATCGTTCTTCCGCCAGGCCACGATGGGGAGCTGACCTTTGCCAGCCTCCCTTGCATCGTGAGTTGCCTGAGTCATATAGTCCCACGGCAAAAGCCGTTCTGTCCGCTTCACCTCAATGTGGATACCAGGCAGGCCCTCAACGTCTCCTGCGTCTCCGGTATTTCCACGGTACTGGGCAGTACGGTGGCAGTCGTAGCCTTGCTCTCTGCAAAGCGCAGCCCACTCTCGTTCGCCACGCTTGCCCTTGTCTCTGCTTGCTTTCCCCATACACGGGATACCTCCTTAGAACGGCAGCTCGCCATCTTCCTCAGTGATCTCCGCAAACTTGGGAGCATGAACAGGCTCTGCATAGCTCATGTCTGGAGCGTTGCAGCCCTCTGCAGGTCTGCTGTCAGCGAAGTACACATTGTCAGCCAGGATCTCAGCGCTGCGGCGCTTCTGGCCGTCCTTCATCCATTCGCGGATCTGCAGCCGGCCTTCCGCCACGACCATGCGGCCCTTTCCGAAATACTTGCTCACGAACTCCGCCGTGTTCCGCCAGGCGACCACGTCAATGAAGTCAGTCGCCTTCTCTCCGCTCTGCTTGTCCTTGAAATCTCGATCACATGCCAGAGAGAAACTGGTCACAGGTGTTCCGTTGCCGGTTCTACGAAGCTCAGGATCTTTGGTCATACGGCCCATAACGATACATTTGTTCAGCATAATAATTCTCCTTACATATTCCGCAGTCTCTTGACTGCAATATTTCTTCTGTAGCTCTCGCCGTTGTTCTTCAACGGTCTGCACATCTCCAGAACACGGTCATAGGATCTGAAGCCGATCACGTCCTCCAGGCCGGCCATGTCCTTTGTATTTGTGGTGATCACCAACGGCAGGTGGTTCTTGTACCTGGCATTGATGATCTGATAGAACTTCTCCTGCACCCAGGTGCTAGGTTTCTCTGCGCCTGCATCGTCAAGCACAAGCAGATCACACTTACTCAGCGCGTTTATGATCTTGGTCTCGCTGATCCCGTCAGAGTCGTCATTGTATGTGGCCTTGATCTTTGCAAACAGATCCGGCACCTCGATGAACACAGCCGTGTATCCTTTGCCAACCACGCTATGCACCAGAGCAGCTGCCAGGTGGCTCTTGCCGTTACCTGGCGCTCCATAGATGCAAAGGCCTTCCTCAACAGTGTTGTCGAAGCTGTCAGCGTACTGCTTCACGGCCTCATAGCAGTTTTCCGTCTTGGGATCGTGCAGCCAGGTGTCAAAGGATGCTCTGGCAAACCGCTCTCCAAGCGTTGACATTGCCATAATGCGATCAATGCGCTCCTGCTTCTTCCTGGCTTCCTCAGCCTTCTTCTCTGCCTCTTCCAGTTCCACCTCACATGGGCACATCATCACGCCCTTAAACTTAGATCCCATCAGATCAACCACGCGCCAGGGCTTCTCCTTGCCGCACACTGGACAGTATTTCGGCGGAACGCCCAGCTCCGCAGCCGTCCAGTTTC